TTTTGAGCCTTTCGGTTCCCGGCTCGACCGGAAACCTCGTGACGCTCCAGTTCGTGAGCGGCCCGGCCGTGCCGGACGCGCAGGCTGTGAACGGCGCGGGCACCGACGCGATCACGATCAACATCAGTTCGAACTCCGCCGCCACCCCGGTCCGCACCCTCGCCACCCTGGCGAGCCTAGTGTCGGCCGGCATCCCCACGCTCGACGGCGGCTACCTCACGGTGCAGTCAGCCTCCGGCAACCAGAACACGCCCCTTTCCGCGACCGCAGCCTTGGCGTTCGGCAGCACGAACGGCGGCGCAACGCCCGGCGCAAAGCCCGGCATCGGCCAGAGCAGCAACACCGTTTTCCAAGTCAGCAACTTCCCGATCACCGACGGGACCAACGGCGGCGTGACCACCACCAATCCCGCGCTGGTCACCGCGCTGGTCAACGGCGTCCCCGCGACGGTCGCGTCGGTCAACGGCGCACTCGGCCAGATCACCCTGGCGGCCCCGGTCGCGTACGGCGCGACGCTGACCTTCACGTACTACTACAACACGTGGCAGAACACGTTCGACCTGCTCCCGAGCGCGAACGTCGCCTCCATCGTCGAGGTCGGCCTCGGGCCGAACCGCGCAGACTTCCAGCAGGGCGTGGACTACGTCCTCGGCGTGGCGTACGACAAGCTGGGTAACGTCGTGTCGAACACGGTCAACTGGGGCAACAACGTAAGCTCCGCAATCGGCGCTTCCACCGCTGGCGAGCTTGCGAGCTTCACCCCGTCCGAGGTTCTGACGACCCTCGTGGACGAGCAGGTCTGGCTCCGCCCGCTTTCCGGCGTCGTGAACGGCCGCAACGCGGTCTTCACCATCCCGGACACGCCGACCGACGGCAGCGGCATGGGCCGCCCGACGGACAACCCGTCGCTCATCAGCGTCTATGTCGGTTCCGACCCGCTCGAAGCTTTCGAGGCTGGTCATGTTCAAGTCGCGGCGCTCAACGGAACGGCTCAGACAGTCACGCTGTTCAACGCTCCTTCTCCTTCCAGCGGCTCCAGCAGCCAGCCCGCCCAGCCGGTGGGCGTGTGGGCGAGCTACTACCGCAACACGCTGGCTTCGCACCAGTACACGGTCTCGGTCGTCACCCCCGGCTACGTCGGTCTTGGCACCTACCAGATCGCGGACGAACTCGGGCGCATCGCCCCGCTGGTTTACGGCGGCACGAACGTGGTCGCGCAGAGCGCCGCGTTCGACGAGACCGGCGTCGTCTATCCGGGCGTGGTGTCTTCCGACAGCCCGTACCAGACGGGCGACGCGCAAGCTCAAGCGGGTGCGGCGGTGGACGAGACGGTCACTCTCACGTTCAATAATGACGGCGTCTCCACGACCACTCCAGCAGTGCAGGCGACCCTGACAACGAGCTTTGGCTCCAACGGTTCAATCACTTTCACCGCGTCGGTACCCGGCGTTAACGGCGACAGCGTGCAGATCGCGCTCGACGCATCTTCCCTAAGCCCTGTCCCCGTGGTGGTCAGCGGCAACCTCGTCACGATCTACGCCAACTGGACTGGAACGTTGCATACTTTGGCTCAGATCGCGGCGTACTTCCCGTCCGCAGAGACGGCGAACGGCGGTCAGATTATCGCTACGGTCGTGACGCCGAACTCCACGAACGTGACGACCAATGCGGCGGCCAGCTTGCTCGGTGGTGCTGATGCGGTCTTCGCCCCGGTCACGCACAGCTACACCGTCACTTCGAGCAACCCGAAGGGTTCCGGCTCCGGCGGATCGAACGTCGGCTACCTCGACCAGACGTACATCGACATCGTGACCGGATTCCGTGTCACCATCGTCAAACCGACCGACCACGCCGCCTACAACGTGATCTCGATCCCGGCAAGCTACAATTTCACGCCCGGCGACACGCTCCAGTACATTGTCAAGGTTGACGCCTCCGGCGCGAACGCGGCTACCCGCAACTGCGGCACGCCCGGCATCGCCCCGGCGTACTCGAACAACGCAATCGCCATCCCCGGCCTGAAGATGGAGGTGGTCTCGAACTACAACTCCACGACCGGGGACACGGTCGTCGTCAGCACCTTCCGTGGCAGCGGCGACGGCCCGAGCGTCGGCACGTTCTACTTCGTGACCTTTACGACGAACAAGACGGCTCAGGACTACGCCCTGAAGCTCTACACCCGCGCCTCGGACGCCTACGCGCAGTACGGTCAGCCGTCCACGATCAACCGCCTGTCGCTGGGCATCCAGTTGATGTCTTTGAACGGCGTGCAAACCTTCGGCGCGATCCAAGTCCCCGTGCAGCCCGGCACCAACGTGGCCGCCTCCAGCGACTTCATCGCGGCGCTCCAGCAGCTTACGATGAACCTTCCGGGCTTGAACCGCAAGGCGGACGTCGTGGCACCGCTGAGCAACGACCCGACAGTGCATCAGGCCTTGAGCCGCCAGTTGACGACCCAGGCCACCGCACGCTACAAGGGCGAGGCGATAGGCTTCGTGGGATACAGCCAGTTCACCACCCCCGCGCAGGCGAGCGCCAACGCAGAGAGCCTGCTCAACCAGCGCATGATCGCAATCGGCAACGCCGCCGCTGGCATCCTGATAACGAACCCGACGACGGGCGTCGCGGTCGAATACCTGGTTGACGGGCCGTTCATGGCAGCCGCCATGGCTGGCCTGAACTGCAACCCGGCCAACGACGTGGCGACGACGCTGACCCTCCAGAACTTGGTCGGCTTCAGCCGCCTGCTCATCACCTACGACGACCCGACGATGGACCTCGGGGCGGCGAACGGGCTGACATGGCTGCTTAACAACAACGGCTCCCTACTGATCCGCCACTACAAGACCACGAACCCGCAGAACACGCTGGTCAGCGAGCCGACCTCGACCACCATCGCGGACTATGTCGCCCAGCAGTTCCGCTCGACCCTGCAACAGTTCATCGGCCGCAAGCTGGTTGACAGCCTGGTCACGGACATCACCGTGGTCAGCAACAGCCTGCTCAAGAACCTCGTGGACTTGCAGATCATCGCCGGGTACCAAAACTTGGTGGTCGTCCAGAACGCGAACGACCCGACCGAGGTGGACGTCACGGTGACGTTCAAGCCTATTTTCTCGCTGCTGTACCTGAGCGTGACGTTCACCGTCCAGACCTCGCTATGATGGTCTGGTAAATGAAGGGGCTTAAGTAATGAGACTAACGCCAATAGTGACGCAGGCGAACGGGATCATAAGCGTGGTGATTCAGGCCACGTTCGTCGGCGACCCAACGGACGCCACGGACAAGGCGAAGATCGCCGCCTTCGGAGACCCGCAGGTCAACATCGCGGGCAACTTCGCCGACCCGATGAACCCGTCGTTCACGTTCCAGTTCCCGACGACGGAGCTTTACGTGGGCGTGACCACGCAGATGTCGAGCTACACGGCGCGTTTCATGGAGGCGCTGCCCGGGCCGCAGAACCCGAACCAGCCCGCCCCGATCCAAGGGCCGCTGGATTGCATCACGACGAACCCGAGCGAGGCTGCCACGGCATGGATCAACATCCTGATCATGCCCGGAACCGGGCGCATCGCGCAGGCGATGATGCAGTTGCGCTCGATGATGCTGGTGCCGACGATTCCGGCGACGAACGTTTAAGAGGGACGAATGGCAAAGTCGAAGCTCATCGCGGGGCGCAGCAAGAGGTCAACGGTTCTGGTGTCCAAGCGGACGCTCCAGGACGCCATTACCCGCGCCAACATGCTTGTCGAGAACCTGATGGAGTCGAACCCGAACGACCCCAGCATCAACAGGATCGAGGGCGCTGTGGACCACATGTCGCGGGTCCTGAACGCGAACCCGCAGCAGATGGCGCAGGACGGCGCGTCGAGCGTCTCGGACTACATGGACGACGCCGTGATGCCAGCGGAAGCGAGGAAGCTCAAAAACGAGGTTGATATGATTCTGAAAATGCACAAAGGGCAGCGCGGCCAGCAGGAGGTCGGCTATGTCCCCGACTCGGCGGTCATCCAGCATGGGGCAGAGCAGTACCCGAGCGGCGCGACGCAGTCGGACACGTACCAGTTCGACCCCCACATGAAGAAGAACATCCGCCCCATCGCCGAGCCTGTCCACGCGAGCAAGAAGAAGGCCGACGGCGGCGCGGCGTTCACCACCGACCGCGACGAAAAGGGCGAGGCCAAGGCCCCGGAGAAGATAGAAGTCCCCCGCGTGGCTAAGAAAAAGAAGGAAGCGGTGCCCGAGGAGCCGATGGCAGCGGCCCCGGCAGCCCCGGCAGCGGAGCCAGCCCCCGCTCCCGCAGCAGGCGGCACGAATCCAATCGACTACATCCCGACCGAGACCCTCATCAAGGTCATCGGAGACCTCCCGAAGGAAGACGACTTCGCGCAGAACAAGGGCAAGCAGGACGCGGTCGTGCAGTTGACCGAAATCCTGAAGACCCGCCCGGTACTCCCGCCCGAGCAGGAAGGCGGAGCGGCACCGGCGGCACCAGCGGCACCGGCACAGTCCACCGCACCGGCTCTTGCCGAGCCTGCGGGCGTCCCGGCCCCGGTCGCGGCATCCGCCAAGAAGGCAGACCTCGGCGACCACGCCATGGGGGAAAGCGGCACCATCAGCAACGGCTCCGGCGCTTCGGCGGCAATCGGGCAGGGCGGCAGCACGGCAGCCCCGGAACAGGTCAGCACCAACCCCGAACCCCAGAAAGCCAAGATCGACCTCGGCGGTCTGAGCCTAGCCTCCCTCGACGAGGAGAAGACGGCCGACGACTACCGCATTCAGGACTACAAGGTCACCGACGAGGGTGTCCGCCCGACCGGCGGGCTGCCGACGATGGACGAGCAGGAAGCTAGGATGGGCAAGGAGGAGGGCGCGGGGATGGTGGAAGCCTCCATGTCGAAGGAAGCCGTCACGCCTCCGGGCATCAGCGAAGAGACGATGCACGAACTCAAGGAAAAAGAGCGGAAAGGCGAGATCGATAACGCCTACGCCGTGGCGTGGAGCATCCACAACAAGG